TGTCTGTTCCTCCACATAGCGCCAGCTCTGCGGCGGGCGGGTGACCGGCTTGGGTTTTGCCTTGAGCGCTACCTCTACCTCATTTGGCACAGCGTAAAATTCCCGCAGTTCGCGCGGGGTATCGTAAATCTTGAGGTTGGATATGTGCCAGCCATACAGCCTTATACCGCGCCCATAGCCCCACAAAGCGCCGTTTTCAAGGCATGTCTGCAACACATAGTCATCATCTATGTCATAGATGCCGTATGGCTCGGTCGTTGGAACAATCGCGTCAATCCGGTCGCAGACAAACGAGGCGAACACCTTGCCGCTCCATTCGTCGATTGCGCCGCCTGTTCGGGCGTGCAGCTTCACATGCAGTTCCAGCGTCAGTGCCTTTACATTGGTGCAGTAGATGCAAACAAGGAAGGGCGGCTCCAGCTTCGGGCGCGTTCTGCGTACCTCAATGGTCTTTTCACCGTTGGCAATCTTTGCGCACCATTCGGGATTGATGCTGATTAAAACAGCTTTCATGCCTTTTCTCCTTCCTCCGGCGCTTCCGGCAAGCCGCGCCATTCCCAGCGGCTGGAATCGATGCACCCGGCGCATGGGCATCCTTCCTTCATGCAGTTCATGCAGTCAAAGACAATCGCATCGTCCGCACCGTCAAATTCGCAAAAATCGTTATGCTTGCAGTCCAGGCAGTCATGCCGCTCTTTTATTTGCTCGATTATAGCGTCCCTCTCGGCTTCTGCCTTTGCTTGCTCTCGCTGGGCGAGGGCAAGCACCATGTCCTTCCACTCGATCTCCTTGCGCAGGTCTGCGTTCTCGGCGGTCAGGCGCTCGATCAGGTCGGCTGCCGCCCCAGCCAAGTGTTCGACGCATCGGTCCTCGCCCCAAAGCTTGCACTCTCTGCAATTGCTGTCTATTTTCCCGCACAGCCGCAGCGCCTGTATAATTTCCTTGTCTGTCATGGCGTATCCCTCCAAAATTCGTTGAACTTTTTCCCAGTGATAATCGGGCGGCACCATTCGCGCTGGAATCTCCGCCACTCAGAATCGTACTTTCCATCCTCTCCGCGAAACAGCATGGCATACGGCACGAATCCAGCACGCATGGTCTGCGCCAGGCGCTTTTCAGCGTCCTCAAAGCTGTCTCCGTCGTAGCCGCACAGCACATAGCAGCACATGGTATGGCTTACCGGGCGAAATCCTGCAGATCGAAGTTTCTTGCCCATCTCTACCAGCGGTTCCAGATCATCACGAGTGTCATATGCCGTGTATAGCCTCGCCGGTTTTACCTCATGTAAAATGTCCGCTTGCCATTGCTGCAATAGTGCCGGTTCTAAGCCTCCCGTAAAAATTGCCCTGTGTTTCTGCCTCTTAAGCATGTCACAAACTGCCCGAAAATGCGTTTCTGACGTTCCAAGAATGTTGTCGTCAAGGATGTTCCAGCCGTCCACGATCGGAAGCTCCCGAATTACGCCATGCGCGCAGCGCGGTACGGAGCAAAACCAGCAGTCCTTTGTGCATCCCCGCGAGGTAAAAATCAAACCGTCACGCAGGTAAAGCCCCGGTGTGAAGTCTCCCATGCGATCATCGAATGCCGGACCGCCGACTTCTACCGGTACGCCGAGAATCTGCCATGTGTCGTATAGTTCCTCTGCACGTTCCAAATCCCACGTGAACGTCACGGAAATATGTACCTTTGTCACTCCCGCCTTGATGCAGTCCGAGATGTTCTCAATCGTCGGCTCACTGAAGAACGCCAGCGCATCAGTCGGCGAAGCGTTTGTCTTTCGTGGAAATACACGGGCAATCGCGGTCTGCTCTAAATCGCTCACGTCACATTTCCCCTCCTATTTTCCGTTTCCCTCTTGCTGCTCTCCGGCAGTTTCTCGCCCCGCCATCGGTCATCTGGCTTATGTCGACGATTCTGGCGCGTTTGTCGTAGCCCGCGTTCCGTTCAGCCTCATAGGCAAGCCACGCTTCGCAGGTAGCCCCACAGCCCGGTTCGCGTCGCGGGCAATCCCTGCCGCATGGTCCGGCGTATTTTAGCCTGATCATGTCTTCCTCCTGACCTGCACCGTCACTTCCGCCTCCCAGCACTCCGGTTCCCGGACGGTGATAATCTTCCACCGCCCGTCCTCCGGGTCCTTGACGCTGACGAGGTAAAACGTCTTGTTCTGCATCTTCTGCGGATACTTCCGCGCCCTTAAAGGCGTTCTGAGCTTCGGCATGAGCCGTTGGTAAATCGGCAGCGGTTCCGGTATGACAATCCAGACCTCGATTCCCTGCTTCATCATGCTTCCTCCCCCAACATCCGCTGAATCGCCGCCCGCTGCACATCGGACAGCTCGTCCCCGTGATGCTGCACGTTGTAGCCCGGCTTCTTCCCCGGCTGTGACGGCGCGCCCTTCTCACGTTCTTTCGATTCCCACGTCAAAAACTTCTGTTTCCAGTTCCGTACGGGGTCACCCTTCCCGTCGACCAAGTTTCCGGCAGAATAATAGTCGAAAAATTTCTGTGCCAGATTCTGGACTCCACGCTCCTTCGCGTATGCGGAAACCTCTTCCAACGTAGGTGGTATAAATTTCTTACGTTTCTTCTCAGAAATAGAACTACTCTCTTTTCTATTTCCATTTCCATTTCCTAAAGGTAATACCGTGGTATTACCGCAAGCACTACCATCAGCCATACCAGAGTTATCATTTTCTTTGTTCCAACGCTTGCTGATGTTCTCCCTTTGACGCTGGCAATGTTTGTCTCTTTTTTCGATTTCAAGCTCCATCCGGCGATTAAAGTACTTGCCGTCCTCATCCTTCTGAAACTTGCTCATAACCTCGTCTGACGGCTTTTTGACAGCCCGTATGATTTCCTGCATCGTCATATGCCCGCGCTCTCTTTGGAGGCACAGGAGCGTGATATACTGCCCACGCTCCCGCATATCCATCAAGGCACAGCCGGATAGGAAATCCGATGTGTAAAACAAGACGGCAGGGTCTTTGTTGTTTGCCATCCCGCCACCGCCTTAGAACGGCGGCTGATCGCCGTCATCTTCGTCCATCATCGTAAACCCGCCGGGGTTTGCCGGGTCCTTCGGCTCCGAAGATTTCTTTCCTTCGCCGAAGTAAACACGGTTTGCTACGACCTCGGCAGACCGGCGCTTGTTCCCGTCCTTGTCCTTCCAGTCGCGCAGCTGCAATCTACCGTCCACGACCGCCATACTGCCCTTGAAGAAGTATCCGCTGACAAAATCAGCTGTTCCCTTCCAGGCGACGCAGTCGATAAAGTCCGTCTCTTTCTCTCCGCCCTCCGGCGTAAAATCTCGGTCAACCGCCAGCGTGAAGGATGCAACGGACGTTCCGCCCTGCGTCTTTCTCAGTTCCGGGTCGCGCGTGAGCCGACCCATGATCACAATGTGGTTCAGCATGCTTCCTCCTTCTCCCCGAAGATGGTTTTCAGGATAGCGTCAACCTCATACGATTTCAGTTCTTTGTACGCTCTCTCGAGCATCTCAAGCTTTGTGCTTCTCGACACCAGTTCCTTATACTGGTATGCGTCAAGATAAACAAGTGATTTGCGTTCTTCCATGCTTACATCCCTTTCTTATAAATCAGTTTCGTTTCATCCCAATCGGGATATTTCATTTTGAGATACCATTTGATGTACTCTTTCATGTGCTTTCGCTTTTCCGTCTGGTCAAAGTCGTTGTGGCACTTATCGCAAAGCGTCACGATATTCTCTTCAACCCCAATCCCGCCCTGCGACCGTGGGATGAAATGACACCACGGATTGCCGGAGCGGAGGCAGACGATGCAGCGCCCGCCGTCGCGCTCCCAGACGGCTTTCTTAACCTTCTCAGGTATCTTTGTCGCCTTTGTTTCCTTTCTCATCCTGCCTCCATTCCAGCGCCATACGCTCGAGTTCTTCCGGCGGGAGCGTCTCAATGCCCTGCTGTTTGCAGTCCTCAACGACCAGATCAATGAGCCGCGCCATTTGCTTTGTGTCGTAGGTGCTCGAGCCGTAGTAGCAAATGACGTTCGTGCAGCCCGGAATTTTTGATGCCATAATCTCCGTACACCATCCGAGACCGCGCGCTTCCCACCGTTCCCGGAACCGCTTGACCGCTGCGTCCGGAGCGCATATCGTATCGGAGTTGTCACCGACATCCGGGATATAGTGCCGATAGATTTCCTCCGGCGGCGTACCCACTTTGACCGAAAGCTTATTGCAAAGCAACCAAAGATATCGGTTTGCATCCCGACTCCGCATCTTCCGGAACTCTTTAATTGCCACTGTGTACCTCTTTCGTGGATCAAGTTCCCCGGCAACCATACGGGCTTGTCCGGGCAGCTCCGGTCGGAGCTTCAGCCAGCTCCCCGAAGCATCCATGCTCCACGAAGCTTCAACGATGTTCAGTTCTATCATGCCTTACTCGCACAATTCCAGCAAAGGCATCTGCCAAAGCGCTTTCTCGTTTTCTCGGCTACCTGTAAAGCGGTAAACTGTGTGCCACCTTCTACGATCTGCGTGATCTCGCCTTTACAGTCCGCGCAGACAAGGCGCGGGGTGCTCGGTGTCTCAACCTTCCCACCGTGCCCGAAGGTGTAGACCGGCTTTCCCTTCGATGCAAGCGTCAGCGTTTTGATTCGCTCCTGCTCGTCGTAGGTGATCTCCGTCACGTCAAACTGGTCAGAGCACTGCCAGCGCCCTGTCTTGTCGTTCTTTTTAAGTCTCTGGCACTTCGCCGCGTCAATCCAGATAAACGGTGCAGAGTAAAGTTCTCTGCCAATGCCGTGCTTGAAACCGGCGCGTTTGAATGCATCTGATGCTCTGCCCTTCTCGGCTTCTGTGTTGCTTTCTGTTCCTGCGTCCCACTTCCAGATCAGTTTCCCGTCCTTTCCGTAGTCCACGCCGATACCGCCGTACAGAACGCCGTCGACCAGCTTAAAATCATTCTCCCAGTTCTGCGCGCCTACCGTCTCGTCCAGCAGGTCCGCGTCGGTCCGTGCTGTTTTGTACAGCAGAATCGACGCGCCCTTTTCGTTGCACTGTGCCACGCGGCACTCAATTTCATCCGGCCTTAAAAGGCGAAACTGCTTCATGTTTCATCCTCCGTTTCTTCGATCAGTTCCAGCGGGCAGTCACTTCCAACATACCGGCCCGGCCAGAGCAGCGGCTCGTTTGTCAGTCCGCACCGGCTGCTGCTTTTGCGGTAAAATTGGCACGCATCGCAGCAAATGTATTCGTTCCCTTTCAGATCGACCGGAAACGCCACCCTGACGACCGCTGCCGTCTGAATATACCGGCTCACGCCGCTTTCAAAGTTTGCCATCTTCCCTCCTTAAATCTTGCAGACTTGCTTGTCCAAGCCGCACATTTCGGCAATGGAATTCGTGCCATACGTTTCCACCAGATGCTCGATCAACGCATTCTGTACGGTCCAGTTCTCGCCCGGAGACGCAGCAGCAATGTTTCCTTCGTCGGAGACGAAATACTCGTTTCCGTCATAAATCTCTGCACCGTTGATATCCGTGATAAACGGCGCTCGCTGTTTATCTTCCATCATTCCACCAACCTGTATCTGGCATAGCTCGTATCCTCGCCATACCGGTTCTTGCTCGTTTCCATGTCGCGCCGGATGTTGTACCCTTCGCGCTTCAGATCGTAGACACGCGCGCCCAGCCGCATGCAGCCGAGGTCCTGCATCGCCTCGAGCTGCGTAATGCTGCCGAAGTCGCGCATGTACTTTAAAACACGTTCAGCCTGCTTCATATCTACCTCCAAAGCCGCGTGAAGATCGAACTGAAAACAATCTCGCGATAGAATATCTTCGGCGGCGCCGGTAACGGCTCTGCGTGCGTCGCAGCAAGCACCTTCGCCGCTTCTGCCTCAAACTCCACAGAGAACCATCTCTGCCAGTCAAGGCAGCGGCACTTGCCTGTGTCGTGTGTGCATTTCTTGCACGGGTAAATCATCTCACGCCTCCATCAGAACCGCGCCGCCGAAGAAGATCACCGCCGCGCCGCCGAGCGTAAGCGCCGCCTTGAACAGCCCGAAGCCCAGCAGGGTCGCTGTGCCGCCCAGAAGGACGCAGCCAATCGAAAAGCAAAATGCTTCCGAAGCCTTCAAAAGCTCCGACTTCCTTTTCCGCTGCCGGATAATCTTGTCCCACCGCTCGCCGAGTTCGCGCTCTCTTGCGCGCCGGTGATTCGCCTCAAGGATATATTCAACGTCAGTCATCATGTACCTCCACAAATTCCCCGTTCTTAGTGGGTCCATCCTTCAAATGCCGCTCAATCCAAGCATTAAGGTCCTTCGGGAAAACCCAGTAGACAGGTGCTTTCTCGGTTTTTACCGCCTTACCAAACGGGAAAACGCCCTGTTGCAGTCCCAGCCTAAGGACCTCAACGCCGATCTGCATGCCGTTTTCTCGCAGAATCTCTACCGCTTCTTGCGGCGAAATCGTTGCTCGATTTAACATCCTATCTCTCCTTTTTCTTTTTCTAAGATTAGAGAAATACTATCTATTCCATTTCCATTTCCTAAAGGTAATACCGTGGTATTACCGGAAGTGTTACCACGCTATCAATGTGGTTCATGTTTTCTCCTTTTCCTCACGTAAGTTCAAGTACCACGTAAAGTTCCTCTTTCTGATGCAGTCGGCGCTGGCGTCGGATAATGAACATCCTGCATATGCAAAAAGTAAAAGTAGTTCGTCTCCGCCGACTTCTATTTTTAGCCTTATGTTCTTTCCTTCCCTCACAACTTTAGCCGCAGCCTTACTTCTAACGGTTGCACGCTTTCCAATTTCATCCCACAGCTCGTTAGCCTCTTCGTTACTCATGTTTCCTCCTTTTTCGGCTGAGCCTCTTTTACAAGGCTCAAGGTTCCTTCCGTTTTCTCGGCTTCTGTAGCAGCGAGTCGACCGATACGCAGAAATAGTCGGCAATCGCTTTTACAGTGTCGATGCGCGGGGCAGCGTCCTTGCCTGCCCACTTTCCGATTGTGCCGTTGGCAATGCCGCACGCCTTTTCTACGGTCGCGATGTTCGTCTTGCGCTTCTCGCAGAGGCGCTTGACATTCTCATAAATCAAAAAAATCCCTCCAATCCGTACGAATACTACTTGACAGAGATTAGAAGATAGTCTAATATAAGCGTGTCAAGGCAATTAAATATCTTCTGAAAGTCCGTCTTGGTGAGGGGCTAGGTTTTTTGTACCCTTCACGCCTCTAAGTATATTAGAGTTTGCCCTAAAAGTCAAGAACTTTTTTCGCGTTTAGTCTAATTTTTTAGGTGCCGTATATGCTCGATAAAATCAAAGCGCTATGCAAGGAAAAGAAAACTTCTATATCCAAACTGGAAAAACAGCTTGGATTTGGTAATGGTGTCATCGGCAGATGGGATAAGTCTGTTCCGAGCTATGAACGACTCGCCGCAGTTGCTAACGCGCTTGATGTGCCAGTCGCCTACTTGACCGGCGAAACCGATGACCCGTCTGTGGGCATAAAAAAAGACCCCATCTCGAAGGATGGGGCGGTGAGCCAGGAAAAGCAGCTGCTGCTTGATATGATCGATGGGCTTTCTGACGAGCAGAAAGAACTTCTGGCACTATCTAAAAAAATGAGCGACGATGAACTCAAAAGGTTCATCGCCGCCATGAAAGCTATGTTGGGGGAATCGATGTGAGGGATTTTATCGCCAAGTTTGTCGAAAATTACGTTTCCGTGCCAGACCTTGTAACCGGTCTGCTTGTTACGGCAATCGGGGGAATCGCCACTTTGATACTTCGCGCAATCTGGAAGTGGATTAAAAGCTTGCAGCAAGACAAAAGGAAGCTTCGATCAGTCTTGCAATACGTGACATTGTTCATAGCTTTCACGTACTCTGGTGGAATAGGAATATACATCGGCATAAATCGTAACAGAACGTTTTGCGTGATTTACGGCGTTGTACTAATCGTATACTTCGCAGTGCGTCTGTCAATTCTTGTGAAGTCGCTTATTGATGAACCTATAGATTCCCGTCAAGATGATCTTCCAGCCGTGGTAGATTCCAATTGTGACAGCGGTTCTAATAAATGAATCTACCCATCCGTTTTCAACTAAATAATCGAGCATCTTTTTCTCCTTTCAGTCGTTTTGCATACTTATCATATAGCATTATATCACAGTTTGGTGTCAAATACTACTTTTTTGCATGGGACACCATCCGGTGTATGATGTAAGTCCAGAACGAGCCTTCTGAGCGCCTTGATCTGCGCGCCGCTTAACCTCGAAATCAGTACCAGCGCCTCGGCTTCTAATTTCTTTCTCTCAGTCGTTCGTTCCTTCATGTCCTGGTTCCTCCCTTTCATCCATAATTTTCTCCATTTCCGTCAAATTTTAGGTTTCTTTTTCGTGCAGATTTAGCGTTGAGGTATTAAGAACCTAGTGATACAATCGATATAGATATACTAAAATACCGCCGAGGTAATTGAATGGAAAATTTCGAGGAACTAAGCACGCGCCTGCAAAATGAGCTCGACTTGCAAAACCTACAGCTTCGGCAGATCAATATAGCTGAAAACCTCTATGAAGAAACTGGCGACATTGGTAGCCTCATCGAGTTCTGGGAAAACATTTGGCTCAATGGCGGCCTAAAATTTCGTGGTTCAAAATGGGCTTTTCGGCTCGCTGATTTGTATATCAAAACCCAGCAATACGAAAAAGCGTTTGCTGCCGTGCTTCGTATCGATGATGAATTGTACGGGGAAAAGAAAACCGGATACATTGAGCGCATCGCATCACTTGCTAAAAAGAAAGGAATTAGGTTAAAAAATATGACATGCCCGAACTGTGGAAGTGAAAATGTAACGATTACCATGCAACAGGTATCCAGCAAAACCAAGAAGTCCGGCGTTGGCTTTGGCGGCCACATGAATAATGCCGCACGTGGTTTAACTGCTATGTGTACGCTGGGGCTTTCCAACCTTGTTTGGAAGAAAAGCACCGGAACTGCAAAAGAGGTCGTAAAGAACCAAAAGATTTGTCTTTGCCAAAACTGTGGAAATTCGTGGACAATCAAGTAAATCAGTTCGGCAGCGGGCATTTGTTCCAATGCTCCCGCGTCTCCCCTACATCGGAGACACAGGAGAAGAGCATGGGCGCACCCTTGATGTAGTCCAGGCTCAGACTGTGGACGTCTTTGAAAAGCGCCCCGTCTACGATGACGTTGATCTTCCCGTTTTCCATTCTGATATTGATGCTCTGCATTCGCTGTACCTCCATATTTTAGAACGTTCGTTCAAGAATTTCAATTTGGAATCTTCCACAAAGAACACCTGGCATTTTCTTCGTCCGGTAACCCTCGTAAGCGGCAATTATGGGACAGACTATTTTGTATAATGGAATGTTTAAGATCGCCCCACCGTCGCTCCACCGGCTGTGGGGCTTTTTCATGCGCCTGTAACCAGCATAGCAAAAGCGGCAGAAATGTCCACCCTCAAATTGGTAAAATCATACCAGTGGCGGAAGAATCAGCGAAATATATGTGAAAATGGAGGTATATCATGTCAGCAATTCAGGAACTCGCCCCATATATTTCTGCATATCAGGGGAACATCAAGCGGGCGAAAGAAGATCAGCATTACACCATCGATAGACTTGTCGAGGAATCCGGCGTTTCCAGATCGGCTGTGACGAAGCTCTGCGCTGGTACGCAACAAGACCCGAAACTGTACAATTCTGCCGCGCTGTGCCGCGTTCTCGGTCTGTCGCTGGATGACCTGTTCGGGCTTGTCCAGCCCGCAGAAAGCCCGGAAGAACTGACCGAGCAGATTCATCATGTCGAGCTCAAAAACGCCAAGCTGGAGGCAACAACAGCCGCGCAGAGCGCACAGATAAGGTCTACGCATACAATGTGTTACGTTCTCGCCCTGTTTTGTATGCTGCTCTCCTTTTCTCTGATTGCCTGCCTTGTGACGGATGCGCAGAGTCGGAACACAGGTTTTATTCGCGGCGGAGATTTGTCCGTGGCTGCATGGGTGTGCATCGCCCTGATTGCAGGCTCAGCGCTGGCTTCAGCGATTACTTTCTATGCAATCCGAAAAGAACGTGGAGGAAAACATGGAGTGCATCAAGTGTAAAAAAGAAATTCCTGACGGCTCGGCGTTCTGCTGCTGGTGTGGGAAACAGCAGCAAGCGCCACAACGAAAGGCTTTGAAGCGTGCAAACGGTACGGGGACAGTTTACAAACTGCAAGGGCGGCGTACCCGCCCGTGGGTAGCCGCAAAAGGAAAAACCATAATTGGATACTACGATAAAAAAACAGCCGCCCTCGACGCGCTGGCGCGTTTACAAGGGCGGAGTATTGATGAAATATATAACTGGACCTTCAAGCAGGTTTACGAAGCATGGAAGGATGAACACTTCCGCGATATCGGCGCGAAGGGAATAGAGTCTTACGAACGCGCATATGACGTTTTTGAACCATTGCATGACAGAAAATTTCGCGAACTGCGGACCGCTGATTACCAGATTGTCATAGACAAGTACAGCGATAAATCCCACTCGCTACTGTCGAAGTTCAAACAACTTGCAACGCAGATGTCACAATGGGGAATCCGGCAGGAACTCATAACGACAAACTTCGCTTCGTTCATTAAACTGCCCGAGAATGTGAAGAAAGAAAAAGAGATCTTCTCAGAAGAGGATATCCAGAAGCTCGAAGCGGACGGTTCCCAAGCAGCCAAACTTGCCCTGATGATGGTCTATACCGGTATGCGAATCGGCGAGCTGTTCGGGCTTAGAACCGAAAATGTCCATGAAACCTACGTGATCGGTGGGGAAAAGACAGAAGCAGGCAGGAACAGGATAATCCCAATTCGTTCCGAAGGGCGTAAATATTTCGCAGAATTCAAAGAGCGTGCAAAAGGCGAACTTCTGATCTCTGGGTATGCCGGGCAAAAAGTCATTGCAAATTTTCGCAAGCGTGACTACTACCCGCTTTTGGAGCGGCTCGGAATCTCCAAGAAAACACCACACGCAACAAGGCACACATTCGCAAGCTGGGCTGTAGCAAACAATATCAAGCCTGAACTCCTGCAAAAAATGCTCGGGCATGCAGACTATTCCACGACCGCAAACATCTATGAGCACTTTGACATTGACCAACTTGTGAATGCGATAGATGCGCCTGTTACTAACACGTTACTAACAAACCAAAAATCAGCGAAAAAGAAAAAGCCCTGAAACCTTTGAGATTTCAGGACTTTTTTGGTGGAGACTAATGGACTCGAACCATCGACCTCCTGCGTGTGAAGTAGACCTTCTGAAATTTCCTAAACTTTTTAAGCATGTTTTCAGACGTTTTTAGACTTTTTCAAATTGGATATTAAATCTCAGACGTTTTCAGATTTTTTCAGATTTTTTCGGTTACTAACAAATAGCTAACACGGTTACTAACACTAGACACGTTTTATCTTCTGCATAACAGAGTTATAAACCTTGCTGTTTACCATCGCCAGTGTATCCATGAGTTCATCAACGACCGCCCAAGCCTTCGCCGGGTCTTTCCCAGCAACCGCAAGCAAAAACTCACTGTCCCCGTACTCGCCCACGGTAGCCGGTTCTGCGGTCGCAGGGGCGGGAGTGCCGGAGTAGTAACCCACAAACTTATCTCTGGCATTCTCCGCCCCCTGCATCTTGTCGCGTATCACATATAGGTTCGCCAGTTTGGCATAATTGGGATAGCTGGATTCTTCGTATTCCAGCCGTGCTATTTCCTTTCGGATTTCGGCTTCATCCAGCATGTCTTTCCCTCCTTATGCTCTGTCAATCTGCTCCATGCAGCGGCGGATAGCCTCGCGCGTCTTATCATCGTCCGCGTCGCGCATCATGTCTTCCAACGTCGAGCGCATATGCTCCCGCGCGTCGGTGCGGCTATACCGGCCCATAGAGTCCCGACGCCTGCCCCGGTAAGAGCTGCCACGACCATACGTACCGCGCATATCGGCTTCCCACTCGCCGTCGCGGGAATAGCCTCCGTCCTCAAGCATTTCGATTTTATAAGTGTTCTTGATGGAGCTTGTCAGCTTCTGAATTGCGTCCAGATCACCAGCAGACATTTCACGTTTGTCGGCGATTTCGTCAAGCTCTTTGCAGAGCATTTCCCGAAGGTTTCTCAAATCGTACATATTCCTTCCTCCCTTCACGATACGCGCTCGACGATCATATTGCTATTTGCGAAATTGATCGCCTGTGCGCTGGTGTTCTTCGCCGCTACAGTCAAGCAGCAGCCGCGCGGAACTTCCACGAATGTTGAAACGTAGATGTTGAAATAATTCTCAACAGCCGCAGGGGTTACGGTCGCTGTGGCGCTGTTCAAAGCCTCCCCGTTGATGGCGAGCGCAGCGGTGATAGCTCCGACCGTTCCGCCTGTAGGCACGGCGATATTCGCGCCAAAAGATACGCGGAACTTCGCCTTACACTGCTGCGTAAGCCCACGAAGCGTAACAAGCCCGCTTCCGTCACGGTGTACGATACACGGTTTGCCACAAGCCGCCGTGGAAATTAGAGGGACGTTCTGCCCGGCGGCAACAATTTGAATATTGGGCGCTGTAAATTCAGCCATAAAATCATTCCTTTCTAAATGCGTCGAATTCGACACGGTTAAAAATAGCGGCGGGACGATTGCCCCGCCGCGTTTCTTGAGTATCGGCAAGGAACCGATCATTTTCGTGAGTCCACGAAAAAGCTCTACGTTATGGAGTTAAGCGCAGTTTCTGCAACCGTAGTTGTAGCCGTTATTACATCCGGAATACTGGTACGGGGCTGGAACCTCAAACGCCGGAACCGGACGGGGGTTGTAATGTACGAACTGTCCGTACACATAATCCCGAATCTCGTTCGTCTGCGTCGCCTGCGATGCAGCGAGGTTCGCCATAATAAGCTGCTGATTCTGCTCAGCAATCTTGGCATCCTTCGCGGCCAGTTCCTGCGCAGTCAGGCGCTGATCGATGCTGCGGAAGCCGCAGTTCATCGCGTCGATGATGTCGCGAGTGCTGTTCTGCACGGTGTTTCTGGTGTCGCAAGCCTGCGAAGCCATGTCATACCGCACCTGCGCAACGGCTGCGCGGTTTTCGCAGCAGCACTCCTGCGCCTGCATCGCCATGTTGTTGAGCTGCTGCATCAAGGCTGCCTGCTGGTTGCAGCGGGAAAGCTCCGCATTACCGAACCCCGTAAGTAGGGAGTTGTTCACGGCATAGAAGCCATCGCACAGCCCGCCGTTGATGAGGTCCATCTTGCGTTCGATGTTTGCGAAGTCGGAAGCCAGAACATAGCCGTCAACTACTCCGCCGGAATTGCCGCGGTTATTGCCGAAGCCATTACCGCCCCAGCCACAGAACAGGGCGAGGAACAGGATAATGAACCACCACCCGCCATCGCCTCCGAATCCGCCCCAGCCGCCGGAGCTGCCGGAAGGGGATACGTTCATGGTCGGCTGAATGCCGCCATCAGAAAGACTCATAATCATTTCTCCTTTCGTAGATTTTGAAATTTATCTCAATCGTGCGCACGAATTGAAATCTTAATTATCCAAGAAGCTGTTGAAACTGGCTTGCCGCCTGTTGTAGCTGGTTCAACTGCTGCTGCGAGATTTTCCCAGACTGTACCAGCTTCTCAACCTCCGCCCTCGGGTCGCCCTGAAAGCTCTGCTTGAACTGCTGAAACTGCCGCACCATATTTTGAAACTGCCCCATAGCCCCGGGCATTTGCCCGCCGCCGAGTGCATTAAACAGTGGGTTCATTGTCTGCCTCCTTCACCTTTCTAACGGGCTTGACGCTCAGAGACGCCACCTTTGCCGCCAGTTCGTCAAAGTCCTTGCGGGTCACGTATTCCACCGTAGGCACTGTTTGTGGCGCTGTGGGGCTCACGGGGGCTGTAGAGCGCTCTACGAGGTCATACGTTGTCATTGCTGGTTTACCGCTTGCGTCTGCTTTCTTCACATACACAACCGGCGCATTCATATCCCAGAGCGTGACGGCGTTATTCGGCGCAACGATAAATTCGTTTGCCGCCTTCTCGTTCGGGACCCAGATGATAGACTGTCCACAGCTCGGCTGCTGTGGCTGAGGTTGCGGAGTCGGATACTGCATCGACGGCGCAGGCTGATACTGTGGACGCATCATTGGTTCCTGCATCATGGGCGGTTGATTGTAAATCGGCTGCTGATACACATAAGGCTGTTGTCCGAACATTATTTATCCTCCTTTTCCCAGTAGAACAGTGGGATTTCGTTCCCACTGTTCCACGTATCGAAATACGTGCCATCTTCCGCGCAGACAACGTGCGTAGATAGTGCGAGTACATATATACCGCGTGGATGGTCTGCGCAGAAATCCTCAACGGTATAACAGTCCGGGCATGTATTCGGCACGACGTTCCTTGTAAACCCATGCTGCCGAAGGTACGCGCCCCAGACACTGTTTGCCGACGGCATGTCGCCCATTTTCAGCCCCTGTAGGCAAAGTCCGACGTATGTTTCATCCCAGCTCTTGCCCGTCGCCTTTGAGATCGCCCGGACGGTACAGTCTCCGACTTGTTTCCCTTCCGGGTTTGGATTGAAATAAGAAAAGCCCATACCGAACACTCCTTTGTGTCCAGTATGGGCTTTTTCGTATTTTCGTGTGCCTCAGTTGTGCATCACTTAGCTATACAGTTTGCTCGACGTGTCTCTCATGCGCTGCATAATCCCAGGGAGGCGTCTTTGCACCGTCGCCCTGCCAAGATACAGTTCCGTCGCAACGTCCACTTGTGGAAGCTTATCCACAAAGTAGAGCTGCGCAATCTTTTCGTCTTCCAGACCAAGATTCGCCTGATGAATGACCGCTTCCATGTCCCGGCGCATCAGTCCGCCAAGCTCCGGCGGTAATTTGCATCTGGCTTGTGGAGCCATAGCCCCGCCCCCTTACTTCATCGCCTTTGCGAGCTTTTTGAGAAGATCATCGCCGTACTTGTAGGCGGCGAGATAATCAATCGTGCCGTCGGTCAATCCGGCTTTCTGCCGGATGGTCTTCTTTGCTTCTTCAACCTCGGCGTCAACCTTCACGGTATCGTATTCCACCCACGGGAGCTTTCCGTGCTTCTGCCAGTTGCGAGCGTGGTAGCCTGCCTTCGTGCCGATGTTCTGGACGGCGGTGATCTGTGCGCCGTTGTCCCAGATGGGCGTACACTCGACCGCCAGACCGTCACCGATGTACATGCCCCAGTGCCCGGGCATCCAGAGACCTTCGCCGGGAATCAGCTTGTCCCAGCCGATGCCGGACACGGCGTAGCACTTTGCAATCATGCCGTCGGCGGAGACATCCGGCACGCTGTTTGAGGCGTATCTTGCACCGCCGTAGTAGGCGTTTTTGTTGCCGTTCCAGCCCCATAGAATGCCCTTCGTGAGGTTTACGCAGTCAAAGCCATAGACAACTTTTCCGATGAGGCTGCGCAGATATGTGACTCTGCCGCCGGTGTACCAGTCCGGGTACTGTGCGGATTTCTCGTCAATGATCGTTTCGCTCACGGGTGAGCCGAAGCAGCCCCACATGTAGACGGTCTTGTAGTTCTTCGCAACGTCAATGTGCCTGCGCACAAGCTCGGATGCTTTCATCATTTCTGTTCGCCCTCCTGCGGCGTGCCCGCACTGTCCAGCACGTCCTGCGTCTTCTGGGACTGGGTCCCGAAATAAAACGCAATGATTACGGCGTAGATCGTCATAAAGTCCTGCGAGATTTTGCCCACGACTGCCATGTAGGCGAACACGCCGGTCAGCACCAGCGTGACCAGAGACTTGACGCTGAGCAGGTTACCCAGCCGCTTTTTGATATTATCCATTATGTACCCCTTTCATTCTACCGGTTCATTCTTTTTTGCGAATACTCTCTTGAAAGCCAGCAAGCCCAGCTCTGAGACTGCTGCGCCCCCGGCGTAGCCGAGTACATCAGACAGGTCGACCGACGTACCCAGCTCCGGGTTGTGTCCAACTGCGATAAGGACAGCGATGGTTTTCAGCGCACACGCCCAGATCAGCACCATCGTCAGGAGTCTGAGCAGATAGATGACGATGGTGCGCGCCATCTCGCCTTTGCTCCACTTGCCCTTTACTCGCATATCAGCCTCCCAGCCCCGCCAGAGCCAGCGCGTAGCCTACCAGCCCAGCGACGATCGCTGTCACGGCTGCCTTGATAAGCCCCTCCCAGCGGCTCGCTGGGACGTTCTGGAGGCGTTTGACGGCAGTGTCCATGCTGTCGACCTTGCTGCTCATGGTCTTCATCTGCTCTGCCATGACCGCGACGGACGTTGATAAGTCCAGCAAGGCTTTGTTGTCGGATTCCAAATCTCCGATGCGCCGTTCATTTCCCTTCGCAAGCTTTTCAACGGCAGTGATTCTGTGTTCCATTTCTACTTCATTCATGCATGCTCCTTTCCTGCCATTGGCAGTCCGTTATTCCTCAACTTCCCAGTCCGCCGGATAATCCTTCGGGCTGAAATTGGTATCTCTCTTTGCCTTGCACGCCTTGCCCTCGAAGATGCACCACTCGCCGGTGTGATAGATGTCGACCGTACCCGCCTGCGGCTGAATAAACTCCCGCGCAGTTTCCCTTGTCGTGCCGTGGAGCGGCTTATTGAACGTGTACCATGCCTGGTTTCCGGGCGCGATGTCCGGATAGACGGCGTTGTCGTAGCTCTGGTAGACTTTCCACGGGTCGCCGCCTACGGTAAAGATCTCATCGACCGTGTGCTTTCCGGGCTCCCACTCGTCCCAGAGCGCCGAACATTTAATAATCTCGTCTGCCGTCTCGGGCTTTTTCTCGCTCATGAGCAGCTTCACCGCAAACGCCGTGGACGTGTTCAGATCGTAGGCAACAGGCGTTGCAACGACTGGCTGCGGCGTCGGCAGCGGCGTATTCGTCAGCAGCCAGTTCCCATCCTCGATGTCCTGCCGGAGAAAGTCTCCCGGCGTATAGGTCTGCATCTGGAAGCCGTTGTCCGCGAAGACCACGACGGGACCGGTCAGCGTCGTCACCCCCGAAAGAGAATCGCCCGTAAACCGGACCGAGCCGGAGGTGCTGTATACCCGGACGTTCGCGTAGGTTTGATTGTTGTGTGTGATGTACATAAGTGCCTCCTTATGCTGCGAGCATGTCATCAGTGACTAGCATATCATCAGTGACTAGCATGTCACTCGGGAGAATGATTGCGGGTCGCGCACCGTATGAAGTATATGAGGAGAGTCGATTTCGGCTTCCGGAGGAGTCGACGTACCACACGCTGAGTGCGTTACCGCCGTACGGGGAGCGGAGCCACCAGCCATAGGGCGAGCCATTGAAGTTTGCGATGCGCTTGACGTTGCCTCCAGAGCTTGCGGTGAAGTAGTCCAGCTTCGCGCCATCTACCGGGAAGTAGATGCTGTCACTTGTCGTGAAGCCAACCTCATATCCAGATAGTAGAAAAGCTTTTACAGACAATCCATTTGCACCGCTCTGGTCAGTACCGTTAGTACCGCCGTTTTGGCGGTACGGGATCTTTACCTGCTTGATAGCACTTTGGATGTTGTGATCGAACAGGCTTAAAAAATCACTGTTCAGATAGCTGTGAATGGTGCTGCTTTCCAGCTTGTTCGCATTGGCGCTGTCCCATGAGCGTTGCTCATAGATATCCTTCATCAACAGCCAAGTGCCGTCGCAGCTTGCGTCGTAAATACTCGATGGCAGCCCCTGATGCACCACCAGCCAGTCCCACGGAGTGCCGTTCAGATTCAGTTTGATACTGCGCCCAATTTCCAGATCAGACATTCTCGTTCTGTGCGGCGCAGGTCCACGCCTTAAAAACATTCCCATAATGCACAATCCCCCTAGAAGCAGAATGCGAAGGCTACGCCGCGGTCATAGTTTGCATCGGATTGGCTAGAGGTACCAGTGGAGTATACATTACAGAACATATAATCGTAGTCTGCACTCGGCGAGCGCTCTCGCCATACAGTCGCAGTACCGTTGAAAGTCTTAATACGGGAACCTGCTGCCTTATAATAGTCATACAATGTGCCTTCACCGTTCACAGAGCGGTCGACGATGCCAAAAATCTCTATTTCAGACAGCAAGAATAACTTGTCTGCGGTCGTGACAATGGTAGTGCTGTAGTTCCCCGCCGAAGTCAGCTTGTTCACCTCCTGAATGCTGTTTTGTACTTCCGTCGGCATCTTGGATAGAATGCCAGGTAGATGCTTGGTTCGCATGTCGCAGCTAGTCCAGCCGCCTTCATTGGTCGCGGCAAGGTTCATACGCTTCTTCTCGTGATAGCATTCATGCATCTGGAAGGTAAACGGGGCTTTGCCGGAGCCGTCGGCGTAGTCATCGTGGTTGATGCCGATAATGTCAATCAGATAGTCCGTGCCGCCGATCGTCATTGCCTTCTGATCTCCAACCTTCCACGTTGGGGGGACGATCCTTTTTTGGCAGGCAGTAATGATCTGCGCCCATGTGTTGTCCGCAAAATTTGCCTCATACGGATATTTAATCCCCGTAAACCATCTAGGACTGCGCCCACTCATCCGAAGACCACCACCTTCACGGGGACATTCACCGTCGGCGCTTTGCCGATGCACTGCGCGGTCAAAGAGTTCGCGCCAGTTACGTAGTTGTGGATGAGTGCGAAGCCCTCCAAAAGCGCCGCGTCCGCGTCCGGGTCAGTCCCTGAAAGCGCCACGTCCCACTGCGGGTCTACATCGTAAGCGGCTTTCAAACCCGTGATCGTGATCGTCTGCGCCTGATACCCGTGTGAATCCGCAACCCAGCCCGAGGCAAGCAGCGTGCCGGTGTACTGCTTTGGTCCGCTGCCTGCGCCTGCGACGGAATCATCGACATATTTTTTGGTTGCCGCGTCCATGTCTTCTGTCGGCGCGCCGGAGAGTTTCAGCTTGCCGGTCAGCGTGCCGCCGGTAAGCGGCAGATACTTCGCGATCAGTGGCTTGATTTTGTTTGTCCAGAGGTAACTCAGGCCGTCGTTATCCAGATAGGCCATAGCTGCACCTCCTTACGTGTCCGCAGTGATCGTGTCAATCTCGCCGTTCGTGATCGAGTTGATCTCAAAAGTTGTGCCCAGCGCGTCCCACGCGGTGCCGGTCCAGGCGTAATTCATGCCGGTGTCCTCGACATTCCACACATCGCCTGCCACATTGCCGGACGTAGGCAGCGCCGAGAACGTCGCCTTGCTGCCCTTGTACTTGTAAAGGCCGGAAATGTCCGTCTTTTTTGCATAGTCGCTCGCGTTGCTAAAACCGGAAAGCTTTGTGTAGTCTGCCGCGGACATAAGGCCGGGCGACGTGGCCGAAGCCGCCTCATAAGTCGTGTCGGTAAACACAGCGTCCCCCGGCACGTCCTTTGCCACCGTGTGACCGCCCACTTTTTCGGCGTTGTCTACAATGCCGTTGCCGTTCTTGTCGTACACGCTTTTCAGCATGTCGCCGCCGCCCGCGCTCGCGACGGAATCGTCGACGTATTTCTTGGTTGCCGCGTCCATGTCTTCTGTCGGTGCGCCGGAAAGTTTCAGCTTGCCGGTCAGCGTGCCGCCGGTGAGCGGCAGATACTTCGCAACCAGAGGCTTAATTTTGCTGTTCCAGAGGTACAGCAGACCATCGTTATCCAGGTATTTACTCATTTCAGCATCTCCTCTATTTCCGTATTTGTGATTTTCTCCGACGCCGGAGGGATTGTGTTCAGCTTGGATTGCAGGCCCGTAATGGCCTTAATCGGGTGCTGGTCGTCCGCGTCCCGGTTTAAGAGCTTTGTGTGGTCATTTGTGCCGCCTCCGCCGCCCTGATAAACCACCTTCGCCGGGGCGATCTTCATCTTGATCTCCGGCTGGGAAAGCGTCATTTTAATCATAGCCAGCCTCCTTCAAGAACTTTTTCGCGTCCGTCTGCACAATTTCAGCTGCCATCGGGTTTCCGTCGCCATCCGTTAGGGCAAGCTGTAGTCTCACAGTGCTTGCTTGCAGCCGCATTGCGTCTGCATACGGGATTTTTACAAGCAGGTGCGTTTCGTCGACTACTGTAGGTTCATACTGGAAGAAGGAACACCCCTGTCTCACATAAAACTCAAGCTTCGTCGCTTTCGTCAGGTCAGTTCCCTCTACTTCCACCGATAAAGCGTTCGCGATTTTCTGAAACACTTAATCACCCCCTATGTTTTTGGGATTCCGACGACGTAATCCACCACGTAAGAGCCGGAAATCTTCGAAATCTTCACACGGTCGCCCGCCTTGAACGAAATCGATGTGTTGCATTTGTAATGCTTTTCGCTTGCCGTCGTGCTGCCGTCAAAAATCAGGCTCAAACCGTCGGAATACACCGCGCCGACCGTCGCAAGGTCAAATGTCGGTGCTGTTACCTTCTTTTCTTTCTGCGTCGATAAGCCCGGAATCATGCAATCACCGTCCTTTTCGCTGTGTGTTTCATCAACTCTCCCGCTCCAAGCGTGATGCTCCAAGCGGTTTCTTCATAGATCCCGCCGATATCCGGATGGTCAATGGAGATCGCGTCCCCGATGCCGTGATTTCCCTCAGAAAATGTCTCGAAACTGATTGTTTTTACCGTCTGCTGCGACTCGCTCATCAGCCGGTTCGCGATGGTCTGCAATTCGTCCTGAGATGCAACATTGTCGACCTTCGTCACCTGAACGATTCGCATATTCCGCTTGAATGTTGAGGTCGCGGACGACGGCGATTCGTTGACCGCCGTCGCCACAAGCGCATCTTCCAAGTCCGGATTCGAGCAGACGCACACAAAAACATTCGGCGTAGAAAAGATGTCCGTTTCCTCCGAAGCGTCTGCCGAAATCGGTCTCAAAATCTCCGTCCCGCCGTATCGGTGCTTGATGTTTGCCGCAAGCGCCTGTGTATACGGCTCGATATGGGCAATGCCCTGCACGTCGAACCACACAGGCTTGTAGTTGATCTCCGCCAAAAGGTCATTGCAGATCGTCAGATAATCTGTTCCGATCTCCCAGTCCTCGCGGTCTGTGGCAAGCGTTGCCGCAGAAGCTGTCGTGATAGCCAGTGCCACGCCGCACGTTTTCAAAATCTGCTGAACGACCGTCAAGTAAGAAGTGCCCTTTGCATAATGCACCCGCGTCTGCGTTTTGTTGCTTTTGAGCAGCCAGCACCGGTCATATGCCTCTACCTTGACCGTCTTTCCGTATTTTGTGACCGCTGTGGTCACCGTCGCGGCGCGGAAAACCCCGAGGGGATATTCCGTGCCGTCAACGATCAAAATCGGCTGGATTTCGTCCGACAGCAGGTCGACAATGGGATTCACATAAAATTCGCCGGAAAAACTCGACTTGATCTCGCCGGACGCATCGAAATAAACCGTTGGGTCATTCCCCGCCGCCCACGAAAGCGCCGATACCTCGCCGCCCTTTCGTAAAACCGCCACGCGGTAGGATACGTCACGAATCAATGTCGATCACCTCCGCGTAGTCGATCTGCTGAATTGAGAAGTTGACGACGGCTTTGTCCGGGTTCACTCTCGACGTGTCGCTCGTCTCGTTCAGATATCCGATGACCATTTCGCCGGACTGCGTTTTCAGGCACACCAATTCGCCAATCAGCGCGTCAAATCCTGCTTTGTCTTCGCCCGGAAGGAAAACCGCCGTGCCGCCGACCTTCTTTGTCACAAACTCGCTTCTTTCTGCGTGCGGGTATGTGCTGCCGTACATGAAAATGTACTGAATGTCGCGGTTGATCGCGTTCTGCACCGGCTGATTCTTGAGTCCGCAATGCTTGAGCGTCACTTTCTTCCCGGACGCGATGCCGTAGAGCGTCACATACTGTCCGGTCGTGATCGTTGCCGTGACCGCGCTAGACAAACCGTAATTGCTCGAATCCGCATAGCAACCGCGCACCTGATACGTTGTGCTGCCGGAAGACAGTTCGTCGGTGTACTGCGTCTGGGTGAGCTTTGCAATCGGCTTTCCGTTGCGGTAAACCAGATAAAAGTCATAGCTGCCGGTTGTCTGCCAGTTTAAGTCCGCCACGCTGGAAGCCTGTACGGTCAGCGTGATCGCCGCGCCCGGCGTGTTCGTCACAGGCAGCGCCGCCGCGCCCCAGTTGGACCACATGCCGTACTGGTTCTGCACGCGCACGCGCACCGTGTGGCTGCCGTCCGCAAGATACGCCGGGCTTGTCCACGTCTTGTCCGTGCCGTAGTGTGTGCCGCCCGAGAGCTTGCCGTCCAGCTCCACCTGATATGCCTCCTGCTCAGAGGTCTGCCAGCTGATGGATGGGCGCGGTCCCGTGCTCTTGATCTGGATACTCGGAGCCGTCGGCGCGGCAATCACAACGATCTGTGCCGCATCGCTCCATGCGCTCGCAATGCCGTCTGCGTTGTAGGTGCGCACGCGCCAGTATTTGATGCTGGAAGTTAACGTCCCCGCAGGACACGTCCACTGCCGCGCAGCGCCTGTCACGGTTGCAAGCGTCTGCCATGTACTGCTGTCGGTGCTTTTTTGCAGGTCTGCCTTGCTCTGCGCTGTTCCGGTTGAGATCGAATGCTGCCACTGGAACAGTACGTCCTTCGAGCCGTCGATCACCGTATCGACCGGGCTCAGAGGCGCGGCGGTCGGTGTTGCATCTGCGGTCGAGAGCGTCACCCAGTCAGACGTTGTTGTTGCGCCGCTGTTTGCCGTGATGGCTACCTGCCACTGGATACTCGTTGTGCCTGCAAAGGTGTTGGCAGGAACTGTAACGCTCTGCGTGTTGCCGGAAACGCTGATCGTGTGGATCGTGCCGCTCGTCCCGGAGCGCCAGCGGAAGACTGCAGAGGTTTGCTTAAGATCAGCAAGGCACACTCCCGGGTCTTTTAGCCCCCACGAAAATACATTTTCTGTTGTTTTAACTACAGAGCCAGAATCGGGAGAAACGGATTGGATTTCGAGTGGGCAAATGTAAGAGTCGTCGAGCGATACAGAGGCATACGGTGCGTTGCTGCCGCTTGTTGCAAATTCCACCCATGCTGGAGAGCTTCCAGTCTGAATTCGCCAGGCGATTCCTTTTTTCATTCGCTCAACTGAAAATGCGAGCGAACTTCGCCTCCAAAACGGGATGTTTTTAATGTTGTACTCGACGAACGTGCTGAGCACGATTATTTCTGGCCGAGTAGCATATGTAACGTTGGTAACGTCGAATTCTCCGAAGACAGCGCATGGATACAACTTGTAGTAAGAATCATAATCAGCATCACTTGCCCCACTCGCGTCTTGAATGTACGTATACAGATACGAAGAATTAGAAATAACTCGTTTGTATTCGCTCCCGTCCGTCGGTGTTTTGAATTTTAAGAGCAAATAGTCGTAATCCTTTTGCAGCCTCACGGGGGAAGAGGTATGGTCATTAGCGCCCTGCGCGTAGTAGTTCAGAAACGCAAACCCTTCAATCGGGACTTTTATTGTTGTAGCCACCTCACGTCACCCCCATTCTTGTTCTTCTTCTCTGGCTCTTGGCGCGGCGGATGAAATCGTCGATCTCGCGGATTTCGTTCGCCTGCACGTAAAAGTTGTAGGTATCGCCGCCGGAGAGGCTGCGCCCTTCCTGATTGGTGCCGATGAAGTTTTCGCTTCTCATGCAGATACCCCCATCCGCGAAGTCAAACGCTCATTTTCTGTAATCCGGATGATGTCGTTGAATTGCTTCACCCGGTCGGCATTGATGTTGTAGTAGTTATTTGTCGTGCCAGCTCCGGCGAGTGCCGGAATATGCCCGAAGGAAGACATTCCAAAGGTCATCGTGCCGAAATCGAGTTGGCTTTGAATTCCACGCTTGACATTTGAGAATTCTTTATCAAAGCCCTGTCCGAGTCCTTCCGCCATATATCCGCCAATACCGGCAAAGACCTTAGACGGGGACGCGATGCCGAGGAAGCTTTTCACACCGTCTACAAGCCCCGTGAAGACGTTTTCAACCGTCTGCTTGAAACTGTTCCACATATTCACGAAACCGTTTTTAATGCCCTCGACAATGTTCTTGCCGATGCTTCCCCAGTCAAACGAAAGGAATGTGTCCACGATAGACCGAATCAACTGTGGAATGACCATAACGATATCCGGAATCGCTTCAATCAAGCCAGTTGCCAGAGCCGCAATGATTTTGGGGCCTGCCATGATGATCTCCGGCAGATTGTCGATAATGCCCTGCACGATACCGAGAATCAGGTTCGGAATCGCCGCGATCAGCTCCGGCAGAGCCTTGATAAGCCCATCTGCAAGCGCCATCGTGATTTCCACGCCTGCTTCAAGGATTTTCGGCATATTTGCAATGATCGCCGTGACAAGGTTCGTGATAACGTCCGGGACCGCTGCAATCAGTTTCGGAGTCGCATCTACAAGCCCATCGACGAGAGCCAGAATAATCGCAAGCGCTGCGTCAATCAGGTTCCCGAGGTTTTCCGGGCTAGTCAAAACCTCTACGATTTTAATAATTGCATCCGTTGCGGCGGGAATCAGCTGCGGGAGCGCGTCTGCAATACCCTGTGCAAGCGATACAATGACATCAATGCCAGTCTGTGTGATCTGCGGCAAAAGCTCAATGAGAGCCGGAACGAGCGTGTTGATGACCGTCGGCGCAACGTCCGCAAAAACCGACAGCACGGACGGCAAAGCCGCCATAAGCCCGGTTACAAGGTTTGTAGCGCCCTCTACAAGAGACGGCAGTACCGTGCCCAGAATCGCCGGTAACTGTTCGCTTACCGTTCCGATAAGGGACGTTGTCGCTTCGACGATACGCGGCAAAAGCTCCTGAATCCGAGGAATCAGATTGTTCCCCGCGATGACCACAGAATCCGTAAAGTTCCCGACCAAAACGCCTAAATCTTGGTCAGGGTCTGCCATGCCTGTCACAAGATTCTGCCATGCGGATTTCATCATACCGAACGAGCCCTGAATCGTGCTTGCCGCTTCCTCTGCCGTCGTGCCCGTGATGCCCATTTCCGTCTGCACCACGTGGATAGCATCTACGATGTCCGCATAGCTTGAAATATCGTACTTGATGCCGGAAATCTTCTCTGCGTCCGCAAGCAGCCGCTCCATTTCCGCCTGTGTGCCGCCATAACCGAGCTTGAGGTTATCCAGCATTGTATAGTTCGCTTTCGCAAAGCCTTGATAAGCATTTTGGATGGATGTCATGTCCGTGCCCATCTTGTTTGCGTTATCGGACATATCGGTAATTGCCAAGTTCGCCTTGTCCGCTGCCGCGCTTGTGTCTCCATCGAGAGATTGCAGCAGAGAGGCCGAGAAGCTCGTTACCGTCTCCATATATTCATTTGCGGACAGGCCAGCGGTCTTATATGCGTTGTTCGCATAATCCATAACCTGATCTTGGCTGTCCTTGAAAAGCGTTTCCACACCGCCGACAAGCTGCTCATAGTCAGCATACGCTTCGACCGCCTTTGTGCCGAGCGTCCCGAGCGCCGCCGTTCCTGCCGCAACACCAGCAACAGCCACTTTACCAGCCGTCGCAAGTCCGGATTTCAGTTTTTCCCCGAGTCCGGATGTTTTCTGCCCAACTTCATCAATGCCTTTATTCGCTTCGGTCGTATCCGCACCGATTTTTACAAAAAGTTCAAATAGATTCATCTTTCACCACCAGTCCGCACCGCTTAACAACCTCGGCGGTGATTTCTTCGCAGGTTCGGTTGTCCTGCGGCTTCGGGTCTATCAGGTCGGAATATTTCGCCTGAACAAAGCTGCCGCCCGCGAATTTCGCTGTGTTTTCCGTCATTGTGCGCAAACACTCCGCCGTATAAATGCGGAAGGCTGATTCTTCCTGCTGCCGCTTTACCAAAATCGGCAAAAGGCGAATCAGCCCTCCCACGCTTATCTTTGGAGCCGCCAGAAGCGCAAGCGTTACGCTTTCGCCTCCGACGCGCACGATTTGAAAAAATCCAGCATATCCTTGTCCTTGACAATCTCCTGAATCTGCCGCATGGTTTTTAGGACGCTCTGCTTTTTGACCGCCTCGACGGTCGTTTCGTTGACCGCAGCCAGAATACCGAGTGTGTCCTCTCTGTGCTTTTTCAGGATCAGGGGAATCCACTGCCCGATCTTCTTCGCACCGATCGCGTATTTTTCACCGGCTGTCTGAGGCTTCTCTGCGTCAATCTGTGCTTTCAGACTCTCCCGCAGCTCATCGTCCGTCAGGATGTTGAGCGCGTACACGCTGACCTCGCAAAGAACGTCAGCCGCCTTATCCGTGCTAAGTTCCGAAAATTTCATACTTTCTTCTCCTTACGTTTCAGCCGTACCGGCTTTGATATAAACCTCATACGGCACAACGTCCTGCTTCGACATCGAATAGTGCGCCGTGTACTCAAACGCCATCTGCCCCTTGTTCTTGTCCGCCGTTTTCAGCTGGAATCCTCCGGTCGATAGCGCGTTCATAAGACGAATAGCAATGAAACCGCCATTCGTTGCACCGTTCTTGTCGGAATAATCGCCCACAAGCCAGATGTCCGCAAAGTCAGCCGCCGAAAGATCGCGCCGAGGAACAACCTTCGTCGTATCTGTGCCGTCGATGTCAGCCGCCGCCATAAGAGATTTCGCGGAGGCGGTCGTAGCCGTTACATATGTACCGGAAAGTTTCACTTCGACATCGTCCATCCGCTTCATTTCCATTGTGTTCTTGGGGCAATTGTCCACATCCGAGCCGTAGTCGGAATACGTCGGTGTCGCGGAAAATGTAACGCCTCCGGTAGTTGCACCGATCTGGTTCTCCGGTTCAAACGTTCCGGTTGCAGGCGTAAATTCGCTCAAAACAACGCCAGCGTTGATTTGCAGCTGCTTAAACGTATCCGCCGGAATTTTTGTAAATTTCGCCATGAAATCAGTCCTTTCAGTTCGCGGTAATGTATTCGACCGTTACGTTCAAATACCGCCGCTTGATGTATTTGTCGGAATCATCCGCGATGTTCTGGCACCACGGCGTTCCGCGCTTAATCCAAATTGCACCGCCGTCGCACGGAACGAACACGCCGCCAAAACCGATCGCGTCCGAAATTTCCTGCGCTTTGGCATTCGGTTCTGCTTCCTTTTCCGTGTAGTACCACAGGTTCACCGTAAGCCCGATCTCTCCACTATCCCATGCGCCCGTAATAAGCTCATACGTGAGCCACGGGAAAACAGCATCGTCCGGCACGCTGGACGTCGAATAGGCTGTCAGGAACTGCGAAAACCATTCTTGTAGAGCCTGTCCTTTTGTCATGCCGGTAACGCCTTCTTTTCTGCCGTGAAATACTTGAGATCGAAGCTGGCCGAGCGTGGGGACTGCTTTGCCGTCGGTTCCGATGTTACACGGTACGTCTCGCCGGTCGTTTTATCCCGGAAGAAGTCGTTATACTCAATCGGAACGCTTTGCTGAACCAGAACCGAGTAAACGCTTGTAACGCCCTCTTTTTCGGCTCTCCTTGCCTCCATCGACGTATCAAGCGCCTGATAGTTGTAAAACTCCGCGCCTTCCGCCCACGTCGTGATATAGCCGCTCTCGCCGTCCGGCACGCGGCTTTTGTCCAAGAGGACACACGGTCTTGCAAAATCGTCAAGTAAGCTCATATCTTCCTCCATTGGTTCAGGCGCGACTTAAAAACAGACTGCCATGTTACCATTCCAGCGCCGGTTGCAGACCCGCTAGTCGTTTTCGAATAGCTGTACCCGCCGAAACTCTCCGACGTGTACGGGCTCGCGGCGATGTCTCCGTTCTTTTCCTGCCACGCCTTGATTTCCTCTCCCAAGCAGAGAAGTGCAGGAGGAACAGACATCGGCCATATAGAGCCGTCAAATGTCTCGTCTGCCATCGCGTAATCCGGGTATTGGTGAACTCCGTCGTTGAAAACAGAGCCCACCACACGGAAAAACTGTCCGTTTTGCAAAAACGGCAGTGTGATGCTGCCGTTTTCGACCGTGTACGTACCACTGATTCTGTCAGTTTCGAACCAGTTTCGAAGCACGCCACATAATTCAGTCAGCATCACACCGCCACCTCCATTACTTCGCCGTTACCGTCGCGTTGCCGGACTTCTGCGCCTTGTAAGTCGCGTCAGCCTCAACGACTGTGATCTTCTTGCCCGTCGTCGCAGTGATATCGGACTTGCCGTCCCACGTCGACCACGTTCTGACATTCTGACCGTAGGTAACCGTCTCAGCCGACTCACCTACCTTGTACTTGTAGACGTTCCCAGACACTTCCTTTGCCGGGGTAACCGTGATCTTCGTGTCGCCGGTTGCGGTTCCGGCTGCCGAAGTAACGGTCAGTGTGCCGAGCGACGGGGTCTCGTCAATGTCAGCAACGGCAATGCCGTCCTGATACTCCGCGAACAGGGTCATGCCCATGATCGCAAAGGACTCGGAGACCGCCGTGGAGTAGTTGCCCTGCACGTGGAAACCAACCAGGTTCGTTTCGCCATCAGTTCTGTAGTCAAGACCGGCACGGGCGAAATCGCTGTCAGCCGGGTCGATGTAGTATAGGACGATGTTCTCGACCGGAGTCGCAATAACACGACCACGCTTGATTTCTTCGTCAGACAGCAGGAACACGGTGCTGTAGCCCATGAAGTTCTTGATGTACTGGAAGCCGAATTCAGTCTGGATGGTGATATCAGCGCCGCCGAGATAGTCATACAAGTCCATGACGTTCACGAAGCCGACAACGTTTGTCGCGGTTCTGTGCATCTGCTTGAACTTGTTGATAACAGCGCCCTTCGCCATCGCAAGCGCACGCTGCCAGTTGGTTTCGCTGACGCTCAGAAGGCCGGTATTCAGGTAGTCGTAGAACCGGTTCGTGACGTTGGTCTGAAGCTCATACAGGAAAGCTTCGTCGGTCATCGCGACTGCGACATCATAGCCGTATTCCTTGATTGCCTCGATAGAGACCGCCTTCGCGTACTTTTCGACGTTGATGTTCGCATAGTCCTTCTCAATGACCGTCGCTTTGGAGTAGGGAATCTCTTCTCCCTCGCCGACGCTCTGCGCGAGCGTCACGCTTGCGGTCTTGGATTTCAGGACGGTGCCAGGCTGCTTTTTGATGGGGCGCATAATGCCCAGAATGTCGCGCAGGTGCTGCCAGTTCCGCGCAAAGCGGGTTACAAAATCGATTTCACGAGCGGTTACCTGAACGTCGCTCGTCATGGTCAGGTTGTTTTTTGCTGCCATATTATTCTTCCTTTCCGAACAAATTGAGATTTGCGGCAATTGCTGCCTGCCGTTCAGACGCGTCCCTGATCTTAAAGATGTCGTCCCGGCTCATAGCGCCGCCGTTGTTTGCGGGCGGGTCTTTGGTGTCCGCGCCCTTCTGTTTCGTGGTAACGACGAAATCTGCCCACTCTTCCTTGATGGACTTCTTCAAATCATCGGCGTTCTTGATTTTGCCGTCTTCCAATTCAACCGAAGAAAGATCGGTGACCTTCAAAACCGAATCAATGCGCTTTTCGCTGATACCCGCAGACTTCAAAAGTTCCCGATACGCGGATTCCTTCGCGCTCTTGGTTTCCTTCTGCATCTGCTCTCTTTTGTAGTCGTCAAATTCCTGTTTGACCTTGTCGTGCTTATCCTTCCAGCCATCGTCGCCTTTGGCTTTCAGGTTTTCCAACTCCGCCTGTACTCCGGGGAGCTTTTCAGCGTCTGCCTTATACCGCGCGAGATCGCTTTTTAGCCCGTCTACGGTATCGGTGTGCGCCTCAATGATCGTGTCCATCTGCTCTTCCGTCAGCCCCATTCCCTTTAGGAGCTTCCTTGTTAATGCCATGTTCTATCTCCCTTTCCCTTGTCGGCGGTTCTTTGCCGCGACAGAACAAAAAAATGTGGCAACAGTCGTTTCTTCACTGTTACCACATTTATACCGCATATTTTAGGCTCTCTTACGCAAACTTTCAGCCATTTTTGAATTCATCCTCTACGATCTTCCGGTATTCGGATGCATGGTCAGCCGCTGCGGGCTTCAAATACGGCTGTGCTTTATTTCCCGCCGTCCAGTGCCAATTCCCATTTGCGTCCTGATACGCCCACGGCGTAGGTCTTCCGCCCGGATAATACTTACCGGTTCCGAGTTCGACGTATGCGGCATATTCCGTGTCACTTCCGACGTATGCCGCTGGCTCTTCTTCATTCACACGGTGCGTGATGCTGTTCCTCAGATTGCCGGTATCGACCGGGCAAAGCCGCTTTGCATACTTTTCAGCCGTCATGCCGATCTTTTCGAGGGCGCGAATCAGCGCGTCGTGCATAGCGGACTTCACTTGTTCGGAATTGTCGATAAATTCAACGTTCATCTTTGTAAATAGCCTTCCCCACGCTTTGATTTCTCCCACTGTGCAAATGTCATATTCGGCAGAATTCCGTATCTGTCTCGACGTTTCCCATTGGAAGTGTCAATTCCCTCTATCGCAGATACCAGCGTGCAGCGGCAGTTGTATATTTCTTCCGGTCTTCCTTGCGGGTCTCCTGGGAAACGGCAACCATTAGAAAACTTCTTATCGTTATCCACGATTTCACCATCGAGCATCGCGTGAGAATGGCGCGTCCTGCCATCAAACGTTGCCATCCACTCTTTGCGGCATTTAATCCCCATCTTTTCAGCTGCAAAGTAAGAATCCATCCGTCCGGCGTTCTGCGCACCCGTGACTGCCGTTCGAGCTGTTCGGATAGCGGAATCGCGGTTCATGGTGACAATTCTGGATTGTAGATCGTCTGCCATGTGCTTAATGCTCTTGCCCTGCAAAATGGAGCTTGTGACGCTGGCTGTGATCTGCTTTTTGCCCCATGCAAGATCAATTCCACGTTTTAACGCTCTTTTCGGCGGGTAATACGGCATAAGCTCCGGCTGTTCCACGATCAAGCGCTTTACAGTCTGTTCGTCCCATAAATCAAATCCGACATCGCCGGTCACCTGCTCAATGGTGTACGCCGCGAAATTCCGATTCAAACTGTAAATGCCCGGCGTTGCATCGTTGACATACGCAACAGCAGCAGCGTTTGCATTTGTCATGCGCTCTGCGACCTTATCCCGTAGCGACTCAAAGCGCTTTCCACGCCCGATCTGTGCAAGCCGCCATTGCTTGTATTGTTCCTCTGTGATATCGCCAACGTCCATCCGTGCCTTTTCGGCTTCGTCACGGTCTGCGAACTTTGTGAAATACTCCTTGATGATGTCCGTCAGACCGTCATACGCTTCTTTGTAAGAATCATATATCCGCTTTTCGAGCGCCTTTAACTCTTTTTCGGTGAGGTCGTATCCCTTATCAGGTCTCATCGTTCACCATCTCCGGCGGCTCGAAGCTGCGCTCAATATCCTCTGCCGCTTTTCTTTTCAGAATTTCGGCGACTTCTTCCTGCGTCAGCCACGGGAGCTTGTTCAAAATTGTCTCATCGTCTAGGTAGTTTGCCGCAAGAAGCACCATCTGCGTTTGTTCCAGCTGATTTGTTACCTTAGAGCGAGTAAAAGACGGGTCATCTTCAATCCCGACGATTTTGAAAAGTGCCTGTAAGAAATCAATTACGCAGTATTCGAATTGATCGACCTTGTTATCCATCGACTGATATGCCGCATTGATCTCCGTCGCTGTTTTCTGCCCGCCTTGCAGTTTTGTAACGTCCAACATCTGAAAATCTCGGTACAGATCGTCGCTGATTCTGGAAAGAAGCGCTTCCCGAGCTTCAACCGGGATTGTGAGCGTATGAGCCTCTGCCTTCGCGCCGTCATCGTCCACAAGACCTACGCCAATTCTCCGCATGGACTCTTTGAACCGTGCCATACCGATCTCGTCCATGCCGCCAGCATTGGAAATTGTCCAGTAAATAACGGATGCATCATCAACCGTATTCGCAAAGCCGGATTTGATCAAATCGTAGCAGTCAATCGCCTCGCGCTGTCCGACCAGTTCAGACTGCTTTGCGCGGTTCCCGTACATGGGAATAATAGGGAAGCCCGGATAATTCTGATACGCCAGAAGTTCGGTCCCGTCAATCTCAGAAGTCGCTTCCACAGCCACATAGCCGCGCTTCGGCTCCAAAATCATCATTTCTTCCCCGCTCCGTCGGATGTACTGTGTAAATCCGTCAGGTTCGAAGAGAGTAGCACGCAGCGGCTTGCTTGTGCATACTTGCCAGAAACGAATGCCCGACCGAAGCGCTCCGTTTTCCTCATCCAGAAGCGGAACAAATTCTGTCACATCAAACACTTCAAGGTGATCGAGATTCCAGAAACCATAGGAAACGCCGCCGACAAGCGCGTCGTGCGCTGCGTCTTGGAGCCGTGTGTCAAACCCAGCGCCCAACTTCGCTTTGTTTTCCTCTTTTTTCAGTGTCACGCCGTTTCCAAGCAAATACTGCGTTTCCTGCGTGATGAAATTTGCAAAGAAATTGCTCCGAAGCTTATAGTTCGGACTGTAGTTGTCCGGAATGACTTTCCCGTTGAGCGTATAAAGCAGCTTTTGAAAATTAGCAATCGTCACATTCCGGTGCGCGTCATACTCCTTCGCAATAACCGCCTGTTTGTATAAATCCGAGTCTTTGTGATTATTTATCGCGGACAGAATAAATTCCATCCGCTCCCGGTCAGACTTTTCCGCAACCTCTAAAAAATCCTGATATGTTTTCATCTTTTACCTCACCGCGCCAGTTCAGGCACGAACGAATGCTCTTTGAACGCCTTTTTCAGTACCGTCATAGCCATATACCGAATATCGTCCATCGCGTGGTCGTTGTCCTTTATAACTTGATCTTCTCTTGCTTTGTCGTCCCACCGGTACAGCCCAAATTCACGTATGGAGTTCTCGCAGCTTTCGTGTATTTTTATTTTCCCATTTTTGAGAAAAGCAGACACGGTTCGGATTCCGTTCATTACATCGTTATCCGCGTGCCTAACTTTGAACCGCCCGCGTCTCCGCAAGGCTTCGATAAACGACGCTGCCGAAGGGTCTACGACGACCGCCGATATTGTTCTGTCTCCCGCCAACTGTTCCACCATGTCGCAGTACTCTTCGTCGGTCTTCTGGTGGTGTTCGGCTCGACCGGAATAATATACTTCCGCCACTCGAACCGCGCATTTTTTCGTGACCCTCCAAAGCCCAGCGGAAAACGGGTTTCTCGTTCCGTAGTCGATGGAAATGTAAAAGTCCCCGTCATCCGGGCCATCATGCACGATGCAGTTTTCTCCAAACATCGGATACACAAGCCCTTCTGCGATTACCCAACGCCCGAGAATGTATCTGTCGTAGAATACGCCGGAATACATTCCTTTCGTCCGCTCGATCATCTGCGGAGTAAGAATTGGATTGTCTTCCAGCAGGAAGTGGATGTGCTGCGTGTTCTCGCGCGGACGCTCAATCCACTCTTTGTAGAACCAATGGCTCGGGCTTTCCGGATTGCAGTTGAAGAAGTATTTCGGATGTTCAAACGAAATCGCACGGGAAAGCGCCTGCTCCACAAACGAACGCGGCATAAGTGCCACTTCGTCGAACAGCACACCCGCAAGTGTAATGCCCTGAATGAGCATATACGAGCTTTCGTCCTTGCCGCCGAACAGATAAAACCAGTTTGTCTTGTTTCCGCTTCGTACCGTGAGAATCCTCGTCGAAACTTTATAACTCATCGACAAAGCCGCGCCTAACCCATCGACCTCCATCAATGGCTTTAATATGTTTCTTTCCGCCGCCTGAACCGTCTTCCCGCAAATGGCGAAATTCGTATGATCGTAGTTATTCATCGCCCATAAGACGAACGTCAACGCCATAATTGTTGTTTTTCCGGAACGGACAGAGCCATCACAGATCAGCGCCATATCCTCCGACTGTGCAAACTCCATGATCTGCCGTTGCTTTTTCGATAATGGATTAATCTGCATTTCCGTTGCCCTTGAGCGCCAGAATCAAAGCCGCCAAAGCTGCCGGGTCTCCGCTCTTTTCGCTTGCTCCGTCTGTCTGGTCTAGGTACTGTTTTCCTAGCCAGATTGCCATATTTGCATTCTTTTCCGCAAGCTTCCATTGGCTTCTTCGTAAGGAAATTTTCCCTGCTCCGCGCTTTTGCCTGAAAACTTCGGAGAAAAGTGCGCCATATGTCCGTTTACACCATGAATCCAGCGTTTTGTCCGTGATTCCGAACCACCCGCAGATTTCCTCGAGTGTGCATTGGAGTGCGCACAGGTTCTCGAACTGCTTCATGTCTATTTCTTTTCTCGGTCTCCCCATAACCGCCCTCCTTTCTCCTCTGGCGTTTGATGAACTTCTCCATGTCCCGCTTCAAATACGGGCTGGTTGTTTTGTCAATAATTCCCTGTGCCTCTTCAACCGTCACTCAGAAGCACCGCCTTTTCTCCTGTGAACTTCTCCCAACGATCAATGATTACATCGGCATACTTTGGGTCAAACTCCATGCAATATGCATGCCTCCCGTTCTGCTCCGCTGCCATGATCGTTGTGCCAGAGCCAGCGAACAGGTCAAGCACATTCTCTCCCGGCTTGCTGGAACACTGCATCTGGTAATCAAACAGCTTAATCGGCTTCATGGTCGGATGCTCCGCAGACTTTACCGGCTTATCAAAATTAAGCACCGTTGTCTGCTTTCGGTTTTTGAAGAAGTAATGCTTCTTGCCTTCCGTCCATCCGTAAAGGCACGGTTCATGCCCTTCCTCTTCGATTTCGCTCTCGCCATAGAGGCAAGGTTCATGCTTCCACTGGAAATCCTGTCTCCCCATCACAAGGGAGTTCTTCACCCAGATCAGGCACTGTCTGACGCGCAGCATCGCGTCTTTACACGCACCGCGAAAGTTATACCCTTCACTGTCTGCGTGCCAGATGTAGAACGGGGCACCTGGTTTCATGACCATTGCTGCATTGGAGAAGGCATCCGTCAAAAATCGCCTGAATGCTGTATCTTCCATGTTGTCGTTTTTGATTTTACCGGCGGCGCCCTGATAGTCCACATTGTACGGCGGGTCCGTGAGAAGCAAGTCCATCTGTGCCCCCCCTGTGAGCTTTTGTACGTCACTCAGAGACGTACTGTCGCCACACATTAACCGATGCTCGCCTAGCTGGTACACATCGCCGAGTCTACTCTTCGGCTGCGCAGGAAGAACTGGATCATAGTCATCCTCCACAACAGAATCGTTCAGCTCGTCGCGGAGTCCCCAATCAAAGTCAAAAGCCGACAGGTCAAGCCCCGGCAGTTCGACCGACAGCAGGTCAAAGTCCCAGTCGCTCTCGTTGCTTTTGTTATCTACCAGCCGCAGGGCGTTCACTTGCTCCGGTGTCAGATCATCTACGCAGACGCACGGCACTTCTTCCATGCCCAGCTTCTTTGCCGCCAGAGCGCGGCAATGACCGATTACAATCACACCGTCCCGATCAACTACAATCGGCTGAACAAAGCCGTACTGCTTGATGCTTTCTGCAACGTTGTTGATCTGCCGTTTATCGTGTTTCTTTGCATTCTTCCCATAAGGCGTAATGCTATCTAATTTCAAGCTCTTTACTTCCATTTCATCCCTCCTTATTCACCCTTCCAATCTTCCTTTTCACGCTCCACCGGATTGCGGCGTCCGGTGGAGCTAAGAAAAAGGAGGTTCCGCAGTACGCTGCGTAGCCGTAAGAAGGATGAAAGCGCAGAGGATACACCTCTACGCTCTCAACGATACACTATGTTTAAGGCTCTCTTACGCAAACTTTTGAATATAAACCACGTTTTTCTGCCACCAAGTAGATAAACTGCCTATGCCATTCCTGAGCGGTACGCTCCGAAACATATACCACCATAGCAGCGCCCTGTAGGGTATGTGTACGCTTCCAAAGAACCAAATCTATGAGCCGGAGGCGTTCCGACCCGTCGATAAGCTGTTTTGTTTCCTCGATTGCAGCTTCGACAGCAGAGATTTCATCCCGCGTCATAAGCGTACCGCTTTTGTAACTTCGTATCATCCACTTCGCATACCCCCACCATCCATAGCGCGGTTTGCTCACCGTATCAGCCCCCTTACTCTGTTCCGTCCAATATTTTCTTGATATCCTCTGCATTGATTTTGACAATATCCATTACAACGTCGCTCATAATGTTAGCGGCAAAAATAGCTTTGTCCTGCCCCGTCGAATTGAAATATCCCGTCTTTGTTGTCCCATCCTCCGCAGTAGCAACAATGCAGATCGATGAGGGCTTGAAATCTAACACAGTTTTTAGGGATTCTTCCAGCCAAGTGGAGTATTCCTGTTTTGTAATATCCCCCATCATCTGCCCGAACTCCCGAACCCATTGTCCCCGCGTTCCGTCTCCTCGAGCGAGCTGACCACTTCCAGTTCCGGCATGATGCAGGGCAGTATAACAAGCTGCGAGATCTTATCGCCCCTACAGACCTTGTAGGGCTTGCTTCCGTGGTTGTATAGCTTGACAATGATGCTTCCGGTGTAGCCGACGTCGATGACCCCTTCGCTGGTGATTCCGTGTTTGACATTCAGACCGCTTTTGCTCTTGAGAAATCCCACGGTGTTTTTGGGCAGCTGGACATGCACGCCTGTATCAAACAATTCGCTTTCTCCGGGATAGATGTAAACGTCGTCGCTCGCCGAATACAGGTCTAACCCCGCATCGTATTCATGCGCCCTTGTGGGCATGAACGCCAACAAATCTAAAACAATTTTCATTTTTCCCACCAATCCTTGATTGTATCGTTCCGTTCGAAAAACGGCTGAAAGAACGGACCGCAGAGCTTCTTAAGACTCGAGTCAAGCCGGTGAATTGCATCGTCGGATTCCTTCTTGCCCAGCCATGCCACGCCGTATTCTGCGTCAAGCTGCTCCATTTTGTCCAGAAGTTCCTTTGCCTTCGCCGGGCTTTTGAGCATGCCCAGTTCATGCGCCGCCACAAAGAAAAGATCTACCACCTTCTGCTTTCCTGCCTCCATACCGGCGGCAAAATAAGCCTTGTTGCTTCTGCGAATACGCTTTGCCAGATCGTTCATTGCACTCATAGCTGTATCCCCCTTATGTACTTATCAAAATACGTCACTGCCACCGCCATCGCCGCCCACATATCCGCTGCGAACCCGTAAAAGAAACCGGGGTTCTTCTTTGTTCCTTTCCCATAATTCGGCTGGCCGGGCGCGTAGCGGTCGACGAGGGCTTGTCTGATGTTCGCATCCTTCGCCGACGCTCTGCCACATAAGTAAAGCTTTTCTTCCCGGCGGAAGATCTTCTGTATCTGGTAGCACCGCTGGAAAAGCTCGGCATATTCCCAAAATCGCCCGATCCAAAAGCAGGTGTCGAACACTTCCTGCCCGACCGGCATACCCATTCCGGCAACCATTTCGATTGCCAGGTGCTGATACTCCCGGCAGAGAACGGGGAATATCTTCCCGTTCGGAACTTTACCAACGTCCAGCACCTTCCGGATTTCCTTCCCGTCGTGCTCCACCAGCACATAGCCGGATTGGATGTTGCCGGGGTCAATCGCAAGAATTGTTCCCACCTTGCAGCCTCCTTCCGGTCTCGCACGGCTTCATCTCGTCGCAATCACCGTATTTCGCGCAATGTGCTGCAAACAGCCCCTTGAACTCCGGCAATTTGTCGATTACAAGGCAGCACATCATTTTCACAGCCTCGCGCGTCTCCTTTGCCGCCAGCCTGCAAAGCCGCTTTTCTGCAATGGTCATCAGCTCTTCGGCATTCATGTACCAGATCATGTCTACCGGCGCGTCCTGCCGCGCTGCGTTCCGATCGTATTCGTCCTGCCGGTCGTTGCGCTGGCTGCGGATAAACGGCTGTGCGTGGACGTGGCGGGCTAAATGAGTGCTTACCCAGTACGGCACGCCCTCAAGATAAAACGCAAACTGTAACGTCCGAATGGGGCTATGCCGCGCCCGGAGAATGGCGTGTTTCCACTCCATGTCCGGTGCTGTTTTCATCTCTTTGCCGATGGTAACCAAAACGCACTGTTTTGCAAGCGCCCAGTCCTCATCGGTTGGATATTTCAAAAGTGTAATGTTCATTCTTCCCTCCGGTCTCCGTAGCTGCAATACCCGTCAGGCTCCGGGTCTGAAAGCCCTCTCCGATCTGCGCAGTACGGGTCATTTTCTTCGTTCCGACGGAAATTCTTGCAATATTGGCAACGCACGACCGGTTCAGCGTCTACCGAGGGTGCATATGCAATCAGCTCCTGAATTTTCTGTCGCGCTTGGCTCAACATTACGCGCGTGATAACATTCTCGGTTTTGCTCCGATCTTCCATGTACTTTTCTTCTGCTGCGTCGTATAGCCGGTTCGCATCAATCAGCCACATTATTGCTACCTCCTGTATTTGTCTGATACTCGCCGTGGCTGCAAAAATCATCAGGTCTGCAATACGGCAGCATATATTTTTTTGCAATCGTAGCATCCGCCAGAAAGGGGTGCCCCAAGGTGTCTACAGTATTTGCAACGCACCACCTCCGCAACGTCGGCGGCGGGCAGTCTCTTGATAACGTCCATCGCTGCGTAAGCATAGTTGTTGCATAGAACTTTCAACGCATCCTCGCGCCGGATAAAATCAGCCATAAAGCATACCTCCTGCAATAACTTCGTCCATCCCATCCGGCAAGGCGTGGAATGGGTCGATTGTTCGTATAATTTTCAGCCGCAAGAGCCTTTCTGCCTGCCGTTTGGTCAGCCGCTGCTCCCGCTTCTTCGGCGGCAGCTCGCCTTTTGCCGCCGCAATGGCGGTCGGGTTGTGCTTATGTTGACCCATCGCTTACCATCCTTTCCAGCATCGACCTTGTTTCACACATCGCCGTGATATACCCTTTGCAAAAGCTCATCATCATTAGGTTGTTGGTACTTTCGTGCCGCCTGTATCTTCCTTCTGCATCTTCTATATGGTCTTTTACCATCTTTAGATGCACTTCCAGCGCGATGTTTTTTGCTGCAAGAAGCTTGTTTCCCAGCTTGCGCGGTCCGATACTCGGTGCGCCTTTTACTTTGTTTTCCACGACCTCCAGCACACGCGTGATCGTTTCTGCATCCAAGACATCGGTATTCCAGCAGCTGATGTTCTTGTAATCTTCTATCGTTTCAAGCAGCCACGCGCTGCTGATATACTTTTCAGTCATCCTTCTTGCCCTCCTCTACACGCGACTTAAGCCATTCTTTGATTTGCATCGCGCAGGAGCAGCAAAGCTCAATATCAGGTGATTCCCCACGGAACGTGCTTCGTACGTTTACATACGTCGCAGAGCTTGTTGGGTTTATCTCCGCCCCGCAGCGGTCACATACTCGTTTCGTTGCCATCCTTCTTGTCCTCCTCATCCTTGAGAATCACCATCGCGGAGTAATAATGTTCGTGGGATCTGCCATCAATCGCGGAGCTGTACTTAATGTCCACCACGCGTTCCGGCGTAAATTTCTCGATAGCACCGTTGACTAACGTCTCAAGTCTGCCGATGAGGTCGCTCTCGACAAGAATTACCTTCATGCCTTGTCCTCCATTTCCTGCAAAGCCTTCTCGGCTTCTTCGCGAGTGAAGAAAACGGTTCTGCCGATATCCTCACGATATTCCGGCGTAAACCATGTGGTTGTAATTTCCGGCTCCGGTTTGCCCGGGTAATCAACAATTTTGTAGCGGATTCGATAGACTTTTGTACCCAGCTTGCACGGCAGAATCAGGACGCGCCCGTCCTTGTCGGCTTTCATCAGCTCCACCATTCGTGAGATGGAGCAACCACAGCCGGAAAGTGTTTCCTCTATCTCTCGTGCCTCTGCGCACGCCTGCGGGGATAATCTAGAATCTTCATATGCTTTGAGCCTTTCCCATACCTGCTTCTGCGTGCAGTTTCCGTCATACGGGCACGGCAACTCGCGGCACTGCGCGATGTCGCAGAAGTTCCCTTCAAACGTCAGTCTTTCCATGTCTGTTCCTCCACATAGCGCCAGCTCTGCGGCGGGCGGGTGACCGGCTTGGGGTTT